TGAAGTTCAGATACAAGTGATGCGTCTACTTCGGCATCTCTTAATACTGGAGGACCATATGAAAGACCCGTGGCAAGAATGCCCATTAACCAACCCTAAAGACCGACATCTGTCCGTAGTGCATTTGGAAATTCTCAGAATTACTTGCATGACCATTCTTAACTTGAGCAAGAACATCTGTGTAAGTAGTATGGCCCGTGGTATCAATAATTCCAGAAGCAGACACCATGTTCTCTAAAGTAGCAACCACCCTTTGAACAGCCGCATCAAACCCCGGATACACAACTGAACCTCCAGTATCCTGAGTCGCAATTCTGAATGTCCATATTACAGTGTCCGTGCCAGTCTGAGCAAAACTTACACCCAGATTAACCATAAAGAACCCCTTGTCGTATATCCTGATTCTGTCGTTAGCAAAATCAGCGTCGGTTCCTACAGTTGTTGCAGACACAGTTCCAGTATCATCAGGACCATTAGCCCCAACTGAATCAGCATTCCAATCTATTGTTGCGGTTGCTAACGATGCAACCGCTTGACTGGCTGGTGTTCCCGCTGGGGAATATATAGTTCCATATCCGCCCATGCCTGACTCTGTAAATTGCCTGACCATCTGAGCAGTAATGGCGCCAGTAGTATTATTAGCAAAACTGGTGCCCGTCAGAACTGATCTTTCCTTTCTTAACGCTGTTGGTGTTCCCATTAGCCATACTCCACATTGAATGCGCTTCCAAAAGCGCTATCTTTATTTAGAAAAAACATAGTCTCTCCATCCTCCAGTGTTCCTGAGACCACAGTAAAATATACATATCCTTCCGCATCCGAATTAGAGAAAGAGCCCGCCTCATCATCTCCTGTTATATCCTCAATACTCACTTGCAATATTGAACCTATAGCCCCACTCGTCTCTCCTTTTACCAAGTCTCCTTGGGAAGGAATTTGCATATCAAATGCAGTGCTGAAAGCGCTGTCAAATACAGAATCTCTAGCAGTGCCAACAGTAAAAGGAATCCTGTAATAGGTAATCTCTGAAGGTAGAGTCTGACCATCAAATCTTTCATACCCATCTATTCTTCTATAGCGCCCACGAATATCAATTTCAAAATTATTAGAAGCAACTAACTCACCCGGCTGCAAAGCCAAGGAGGGATCTACCATATTTACTCCACCCTCAAAGGGGAAGTAAGTAGATTGCAACCTGCTAGGCTTAATATCTCTGTTTCTTAACTTACTCATTCTGGACGCACCACAAAATTGAATAAGTCTTGAGCGGTAGCCATTCTTCTATTCTTCTGCGAAGGTAGTTGATCTGCTTCTAACTTATCCAATAAATCCTCAAACTCCGCTAACGCGCCAGCCATAATTTCTGGAGCATCTTCATTCTCTGCATAATACATCTTGGCTCGGGCTATAATTATCTTCTGAAACCTCGGGGGTATAGCAGAGACGTCAGCGTCTGCGGCCAACACGGTTGGAGTCGCCCAATACTCAGCCTGTACTGCAGTAGCAGAACTGGGAGTAGGATAGAAGTCTAATGTGTTATCAGGGTGAACAGAAAAAACTTCTGGAATATCAGAATCAACTGTCCCATACTTATAATTTTCCCTGTATTCATTCCACGGTTCATATTCTAAAATTTGATAAGACTCTGAGGTTGGGTCCCACACAACAGAGCCAAGTTTCCAATTGCCCAAGTCAGTTGGAAAAGCACCCGGAGAAGTATTTGTCGCCGCAAGCGTAGCCGTACTTGTAATTGTTGTCATGGTTGCAGTAGACCAAAGGTAATCCCAATCAAACCATCGACTCTGTATGTCTTGATCTGCTTGAGCCACGTAACGAACAACAGCATTCTCTTCCTCAGATAAAGAAGAAGAAGTAACACTTGACGGGCCTGTACCGGGAATTCCAATGTCCCTAGCCATATCTTGGCATAAAACTAAATATGTGCTCATTTAATATTTCTCAATATATCCTCTACTACATTTTTTGGGTTTATCTTTGCGGCGCACATGGCACCCCCGGTTTCCTTATCTCGGTTACATGTACTAAATCCGTAATGCATCTTGTGACATGGAAAGCAATAATCTGGATAATCCTCCGGCCCGAGAGCTGTTGTATTTTTCCAGTGTTTAGATAAGTTTTCGTGGGAAGAATGAGACAGCATTACTGTCTTATGGCAATCCAACGTAGAAGCCGCATTCAACACGCCTGTTTCTGGCCCTACTACGACATCACAAACATCTAGGAAGGCAAGAGTTTCTCTAACTGACCACTTGCCTGATTTTGTAACAACTCTTTTTTCGTCCTCCCATCCAACCTCTAATAGTTCACAAAGACCATCCCCTACAGTGACAAAAGATAAATCTTTTCTATCCATTAGGATTCTAGACATTACTGCATCAGTCCAAGGATAAACTTTATGAACAGATGAGCCGGAGAGAGCCCAAAGAATTACATATTTTGATTTAATTTTTTTACGCTGCCTTCTGGCATGCTTCTTTTCTTCTAGAGTGGGGTAAAATTTAGGAAGAAACTTATAAGGTAGCCCAGCTATGTCATGAGTTCTTTCCATATAATTTACATTATATTTTTCATGAATCTCTTCTTTAGAGAGATTATAATCTTTACTGCTCTCTACCAAAACTCGCTCCCCACGAATTTCCTCTTCGCGTTCAGGAGTTAATAAAAGAGAACCCTCAATTGATTCGGAAAGCTGGACAAATTTATCAAAGCACTTCTCTAACCTTTCCCAGTATGGAGTCAATCGATCATTAGGAACTTGATCTGTTTCTTGAACTAAAAGTTCATCAACATTAGGATCACTCTCTAATATCTCCTTTCCCCGCTCACTAACATTTACACAGACACGGTATCCTTGCTCCTTGAATAAAGGAAACAAGGAAGAGACTTGTATCATGTCCCCCATTCCGCCGTATCTTACAACGCAGACAGATTTCTCTGTCCTTTTCCCTCCGAAATCAGCGAGGGTTAGTTCGTCCCATTCCTTGGACGGTAGGTTTATTATCTTCAATTAAAAGTCAAGGTTCCAAGAGCCAACCATTTCTCCCTCAACATTTGCCATGTTGTTTGAAGCCTTCTGGGCTCTCACGAACTCGTCAGTCCTCTCATCGGACATGTCATCCATAGTGTAATAACCACGCCCTGCCGCGGTGGAATGTCCATATGCCTCTTTAGGAGACACAGGAGCAACTCTGCCACCAACATAAGCCGTGATCATGTTGATTTTTCCTGCCATAATTCCTCCAAAGGAAAGGGGGGCCGTAGCCCCCCGACCTTATTAGTCAGTCAAAAGAAAATTTACCACGAGGTGTGGAAATAGACTTATGAACAACTGCCGTAGGCATCTGATTCGGCCCGTGGGAAGTTAAGCCAAGAGACGCTAAGGTCTCTCCACTTATATTTTCCAACGAAGACAAACCGTTTGCCGGGATTTTACCACTTGCAGTGTGCTGCGCTCTGGTTAATTTAGCCATATAACCTCCTTAATACCACTCAACAACAACATACGGAAATCCCTGACCAGCCTCAGTACCAGAATCCACCCCAACAACTGGTTTGCATTCTATCTGAGTATCGGCAGGAATAGCCTCCGCAATAATAGCATTCGTATCGTCTTGGATATTGAATGTATCAGTTAATGCGGTGCCATCCGTAATGTTAAGTTTGCAGTAAGCATCATCATCGGCAGTCGTTCCAACCAAAAATGACGCCTCAGTGCTATCACAAGCGAACGTCTCCGTCACTTCAATACCAACATCAATAATAGTTCCCTGCATACCCGTTGGCCCCTTAAAGGAGAAAACGGTAGGTGTGCCATTACCCATGTCTTGAACAGCACCGGATTGAATGCGCGTTGTTACAGGATTTGAATAACTCATAATATACCCCCTTAACTTGCGCTATCCCAAATCACAATACGTGTTTGGGCTGCTTGTGTGTGTGTAATGCCAAAGCCTCCAAGGTAATACCAAGCAATACCCCGGTCACGACCAAAATCGCCCGGAATCTTACCACGTATTTCCTCTGGAACCGCAATGGCTTCTGCTACTGTATCCTCGCCAAAGAATACCACCCAGTCAGACAGACCATTGCTCCATGTAGCGGCAGATGTACCCATACCAGTATACTTTGCAATGTGAGTCTGTTCGACAAAGCGAACACCTTCGTATCTACCAATCTCACCATTCATAATCATCTGAAAACCTTGATCCACATACTGATGGATAGATCCCAGATCATTCTTTAGGGTTCGATAGGTTGAAGGCCACGCCAAAGAATAATAATCATCACCTGTATAGGCGGGAATATTACGCTCTTTCATCAAATCAACGATCAATTTGACGTGCGCTTTTCCTAATGCTACGTTATTAACTAGCGTAGCGGTTCCGTTCGTGGTTAACGTAAGCGCCGTTGTGCTGTTACCCCCAGTGGGGACTACACGCAACTTTGCCGCGTCAAACTGAGCGGAGGCGAGGTTGTCAAAAGCCTTTTTGGCGTCGTTCTTTAACACTTTTCTGACGATTTCACGAACCGGTTGTTCGCTCAGATCATCCAACTTACCCGTATAGGGCACTGAGTTACCGGCTTCCGTGATAGTC